CGCCCGCTCGCAATCTGTCACTTCGTTGTAGGTGAGCTTCGAGATGGCGTTGCCGGCCTCGAATTCATCAAACTCCGGGCCCTTGTCGAGGCGGATCTTGTTGAACAGGTCGAGGTCGGCCTTGGGATTGGGGACGAACTCGGTCTGGGATTTGCGGCGCCCGAGCGTGCGCCGGATCGATTTCTGCTGGTCGAGGCGATCCAGCATCTCCTGGCTCGTAGGCAACCGCAGGATTGCGAGTTTTGGCGGATTCGGGACGCGGACCTTGACACCGCGCACCTCCTCGCCGGAATCAAGCGTTACAGGGGGCAGTTCTCCGTATAGCATGCAAGTGTTCTCCGTTGAAAGTTGTCCTCCGTAAAACGCGGCGAGCCATCGCAGGCACGGAGGACGCCTCCGGCCCGCCGCGGGCTTTATGGGCCAGTCGTTTGTTTTTGTTTCTTACGAGCCGGCGCCGGCGATGCCGCCGATGCCGCAGAGCGCGACCACCGACATCACGTTACTCGCGGTGGTGTTGTACTGCGGAGCGCCGGTCACCGAGACTGCCACGATGCCATCGGCCTCGGTATTCTCGACCACCTGGAAGGCCATCTGCGGGAAGGTGAACGTAACCGAGTTACCGGCGTCGTGCTGCACGGTGAGAACCGCCGTTCCCGTGGTCTGGGCGACCAGCGTGGCGTATTCGGTCGATCCCGCCAGCAGCCGCGTGGTGAATTGGAAGCTGGGCGCGCGGGCGCCGATCTCCATGCGGCCACGCACCTGGAGCCCGTTCTGCAAACCGGAGCCGGGATAGAAGCCGGCGTTCAGCATCAGGTTGTTCTTCCAGCCGATGGTGCCCGACAGAATGCGCTTGGTCGAGACGTAATCGACGCCATTGACCGTGAGCGACATACCGCCGGCCAGCATATTGTTCTCGGCCAGTGTCGCCGGGACCACAACTGCGGAGGGGCTGGTCAGCAAGCCCGTGCCGGCCCAGTTGACCGTCATCTTCGAGGATGCACGGCCAGGACCGTAGTTGAACTGGTAGGTGAAGTCCTCGATGGCGCAGCCGATGTGTAGGTTGTCGATGGCACTGCCGCCGCCCTCGGGCACCTGCTCGACGATGGAGAAGTAGGGCAGTTCGAGCGAGGTGCTTGGATCGATCGGCACGATGGTATAGGTGTACGGCGCACCGGTGCCCGTCACCGCGACATTGCCGAGGCCATAGGCGCACACCCACGTCGCAAACTCCGCGCTGGCGTACTTCTCGATGCGGTTGGCCACATCATAGTGCGACGGGAAGGTCTGCGAGATAAACTCATGGCCTTTGCCGATTTCCGCTGCGTCGTTCTCGAAAACGGGCTTGGGCGTGGTAAGCGCCATGTCGAGCTTCTTGAACCGCAGGAACGAAGTCGCGGCCGTCGAGATGTTGGCCTGCTTGGCCTTTCCCAGGCCAAGAATGAGTTGTTGGATTCTAGCCGGCATCGATTATGCTCCTTTGGCCGGCGCAGCCGGCGTGAACTGGACGTACCCCCGGCCCAGCCACGGGATCATTGCCGCGGGGATGCCATCGACCTCCTGGACGTCGCCAGTCAGCGGATGGCGCAGAAAAACCTTGGGCGGCACTGCCTTGGAAGCGGCCCCTTCGACGTGCTGTTCGCTCATGTCAGTTGTCTCCAATCTCCGGTATCACCAAGACGCCGACGAACCGGTCCTCGAGGTCTTCATCGAGCGCGTGCGCCACGCCCGGCGTGTCCATGATGTCCAGCCCAGAGTAGATCTGCATATACCGGATGTTCACCGGGCTGCCGGTCGGGACACCATTGCAAACGATTGACCACAGGTCCTCATAGCCCACCGGATCGGTCAGGCCGGCCGCGTTGCCCATCCGGAAATACACCTTGAATCGATGCTTCCAGATACTCTGGCCATCGAAATTCCCTCCCTGCGTACCATCCCAGGCCACGATCATGGACGGCGCCGGCATCTTGTAAATCACCTCGGCCAGGCGGTATTCCTGGCCCAGGCGATAGTGGAATGGCGTAATGCGACAGACGGGGTTCCCACCCGAATCCAGCACCGTCATGGCTGCCGCCAGTTCAGGAATCGCCGCGAGCGTCGCAGCGATGGCGTCGGTGATGGGCGAGTCGTTCAACATAAGAATGCTATTTCGCGCCGCGCGATTGAATCTTGCGCCGCCATTCGTTGTAGTAGGTGTAGCTGTTGGAGTCGCCCGGAGCCAACCGGATGGCTTCCTCGAAATTCAGCCTGGCCAGGTCGTCGCGTCCCGTGGCCCCGTAGAGCACGCCCAGGTTGACATACACCAGCGAGTAAGTGGGCGCGCAAAGCTTCGCCACCTGAAAGTACTCCTCAGCCGAACGCAGATCGTTCTTGGCCATCACGGCCACGCCCAGGTTCATCCACGCGCGCCCGTCGTTCGGCGCCTTCTTGACCGCGTCCGCCCAGAGCGATTGATCGTCGTGCCACACCTCGTTGCGTGCGCGCGTGCAGACTGCCTCGATGGCGAACAGCATCGCCGCACCGATAACCAGCACACCCACACCCATCTTCTGATTTGCCGTCATGGATTTATCACCAAAGTCACCATTCCCGGCGAGTTATCGGCTACTGAAGTCTTTGTCCCAGACGTAGCGCAGTTGCCATTCGTCGGAATTGCCAACGTCGCCCCGGAACCAGTTGGCGCGACATTGCACGTATAGTTATGCTTAGTAGCCCCGGCAACCCCCGCCCCGTCTGTCCAGTGCGCATAAGACACGGTGGCCATATAGGCAGCACCGCTGGCACCGCTGTCCCATGCCCAGCAGTAACTATGTAGTCCGGGACTCAACGTGTAAGAAACCGTGATTTTCGACCATGCAATAGTACCCGACGATGAAGTGACATTGCCGCCCGTGAGAACATTCCCAGAAGAGTCCAATATAGCGACCGCCTGGTGATAAGTACCGGAACCCACATCCGCGATCCAAGCGATACTGCTCACCGCGACGGTATAAGGATCGTAGAAATCCGTACACTGAGTGACTCCTCCAGTTTGGCCCGAGCTGGTTTGGTATGTCGCCGGCGGCGTAATAAAACCTGGAAAATAGACCATCGTGGACGGAAAAGTTGCCGAACCGGACCCTGTCGCTCCGGTAGCTCCCGTAGCACCAGTAGCCCCGGTTGCTCCGGTAGCACCTGTGGGCCCCTGCGGACCCGCCACCGTGCTTACTAACGAGGTGCAGCTCCCCGGCCATGCCCCCGAAGCCTTCGGACCATACAAACAACTGGCCGCGGCATCCAGATAAAAATCGCCATTGACTCCCGTACCCGACGCAGGCGCCCCCGTCCCGCTCCAGATCGTATTGCCATTCGTGCCAGCAGCGCCCGCGGTCCCCTGCGGCCCTGTAGGACCGGTCACCCCCTGCGGCCCCTGGGCGCCGGTCGGACCAGTCAGCCCCTGCGGTCCCTGACCACCCGCCGCACCCTGCGCGCCCGTCGCGCCCGTTGGACCGGTCGGCCCCGCGGGCCCTAGCACGCCGCCCATCCCCAGCCACCAGGTCCCTGACATATCCGGCTGGTGACCCGTGTTACTCCCCTGCATCGAAAGATACAATACGCTCAAGTACGTGACCTCGTCGCCCTGCGCATACGTGGTCCCAGACGCCCAAGTGCCCCGCGGATTGTACCCGATACCCTGCGCTCCTGTAGGCCCGGTGGGTCCGATGGGGCCTTGCGGACCATCAACGCCAGCAGTCCCCTGCGGACCCGTGGCACCGGTGGAACCTGTCGCGCCAGTCATCCCGATGGGGCCTTGCGGACCAACAGCGCCAGACGCTCCCTGTGGACCGGTCGCGCCGGTGGGTCCTTGGGGGCCGGTGACTCCAATCTGGCCTTGGGGACCGGCAGCACCCGCCGCTCCCTGCGGACCCGTCGCGCCGGTGGAACCTGTCGGGCCGATCGGTCCAATCGGCCCTGGTACCGTGCTCGCCGCGCCCGTAGCACCTGTCGCGCCCGTCGGACCAGGCGGACCGCCAGCCGTGCCACTGCCTCCCGTGCGGTAGGACGCCAGCAGCGTATCCGTGGCCAACGGCGTCGCCGCCGAGGTAACGTGATCGTCGATCCGCTTAGGCTGAAATCCAAACCCGGCTTTTGAGTCAGACCATTACGCCACAGCGTCAGGCTCGCCGGAGGGTTGGGAGTCCCGGCCAGCGTGAAGGTCGCGTTTACGCCATCGAGGGTGCCACCCGGAGTCTCGGCATCCACGAACGTCGCGCCGGTTGGATACCCAGGAAGCCAGCTCAGGCCGTTGTATACGGGCGTTTCCCCGACCTGGGCGCCGCCTTGGGATAGCTGCTGCCACTGGATCACCCAGGAGGGCAGCGGTTGGCTCACGCTGGTTTCCACCGAATCGACGCTGACCGTTGTGCCAGCGCTGGTAGTGGGCACGACCCAGGTCGCGCTTTCCTGCTGGCCGCCAGTCAGTAGCCGGGCCACCGAGTAGTTGGTTCCCCGGCAGCCATCCGCATCGTTGGGCACCAGCTTGACCGAAAAGTTATTTACGATGGCGGAAAACTTGACGACGATGGTCTCTCTGCCCACATAGGCGCTTTGCGTCCGGCACGCCGTCGAAATCCGGATCAACATCTGGCCGGCGGCCGGATTGCCATCAGGCCCGACGATGGTCTGGGCGATTGTCGTCACGGGCGCGCCCGCAGCCGTTAGTGCGGGCGATCCAGAGGTGGCGTCTGAGGTGTTCAGTATTACGATCTGGCCGAACAAGCCACCGGCCCAGAGCGCTACGGCCACTTGCCGAACTATCCTCACTGGACATCCCCCCAAAGCACATAGTTGTCTTGCACTCCAGTGCCTTGCAACGTCAGTGGCGACCCAATGCCAGCCGTGCGAAAGCTATTGCGTCTCTGGATCACGTGCACGCCCGCGCCTGGCACGATCTCCAGCACGCCGGCGCCGGCCTGTAACAGCGTGAAGCTGTCATTGACTGCGAGCCCCGGTGGGACCGTTACGGTAACCAGCGCGGCGGAGGATGTAAACAGTAATAGTTGATTGCCACTAACCGCATCGGACAATGTGTAGCTGGTGGCGGTAACCGTCGTGACTGCTGGATTGGCAGAACTGACTTGCGTTGCCCCGCCGCTAGGCGCAGGCACGATCTGGACGCTTGCCACGTAGGGAGTGCCAAGCGCTGGAATGATCGTCAGAAAGGTCATGGAATCCAGCGGTGTTCCGTTAATCTTGATTGCGCATACCGAAAGCGAGCCCTGGTCATCGTATGCTGAGGCGTACCCCAGGTTAGCGGCGGTAGCCTGCTCTGACCGGAAAGCGTAGTTGGTGGCCAGGGAAATCTCCGACCCGCCCGAGGGGGTAACGAACACACTGTAAGTATGCGCTGTCACGTTTACCGGTATGCGCAGGTGATAGGCCGCTCCAACCGCGAAGGGAACAACGGTATCGGCCGTATACGTGCCGCCGTTCCGCGCCTGAATCGTACCCGATGTCCCAAACTGCACAATGACGCCGAGGTTGCTATAAACCGTGGGCGCAGTCTGGCTGAATCCAACTACGCCATCGTTTGTGGTACTCACCCAAGGTGTAACATCCGTCTCCAGCGTAAATGACCCAGTCAGGGTGGGCATCTGGCGATTCCGCCATGATGCGTCTGCGTTGATGCAGCCGGCGATCCCCGGAACACTTACAGACACACCGTTGGATTGCGCTGACACGTTGAAGGCGGCATCTACCGCCTGGACCGTGTAAACATAAGTAGCACCGCCCGAAATCGCCGTGTCGGTGTAAGTATTCTGCCCCGAATCGGCCATGCCGATGATTAGCCCGCCACGGTAGATGTAATACCACTGCACCTGTACATTGTCGGTCGATGCCGTCCATGTCAGCGTCACTTGGTAAGGCGTGACGCTGGAGGTCGTTGGCGTGCCGGGAGTAGTCGGGGCCTGCGTGTCCGTCCCGGCAGCCGTGCTGTTGTACTGGTACGCCCCAGCATCGTAACCGCCGCCATAGGGCCGCACGTTGCCCAGGACATCCACCGGCGCGGCTAGCCAACCGTTGAAACTTGCGACGCCGGCCCCAATGCCGGGACTCCCCGAGGTCAGCGCAAAATTATTGCCCGAATAACTCACAAAGATCCCGGTGGCGGCCTGAGTGGGTGTTTTTTCCAACCCGGCCAGGTAGTAGTTCCCCTCCCCACCATTGCTGCAATTCGACGCCGTGTCGTCCAGCACGCACTTATAGCCGGTCGTCACGATCACATTATTGAAGATCGTGTTTCCCAAACCTTGCACGTTCCGCACGCCCGCCAGGCCGGTAGCACTCACCAGGGTGTTGTTGACGATCAGGTTGCGATTGCTGCCCAGGTTGCAGCCTTCGTCCGCCAGCTTGATATTGGCACTGGCAAGGTTCCCGTACATCACGTTGTTCCGAAATACGCTATCCGAGATGTTGATCGCCGAAATACCTGAACCACTGTTGTTGTACAAAAGGTTATTCTCGACCAGTGCCGCCGAGATCATCCCGTCCGATTGGCCCAGGTGGTCGAATGTTCCGCAGTCGCCGTTGAACTGAATCCCGGCGCCCGCATTGCCGTAGCTCGTGTTCCCCCGCACGACGGGGGCGTCCAGCGTCCGCGCGCTGTTGCCGACATAAATGCCGTGCTGGGTGTGGCCCGCGCCAAAGGTGGTGTTGCCCTGGATCAGCACGTTGTACGCGAACCCCGTCAGGATGTTCGAGTAATAGCTGTTGCTCACCGTGTTGTTCAGGATCTGGCACGACTGGCACTCCACAACGTCGATGCCGAAGTTGCTCATGCCGGTGATCGTGAACCCGTTGATCACCACGTAGTCCACCAGGTTGACCGTGACGCCGTTCCCGTCCGAATTTGGCGTCGTGATCGAAACCGAAGAACTCTGCGCCTGGAAAGAAATGGGTGAGGCAGAAGTGCCGCTCACGTGCGGCGACACAATCCGCCATCCGGCGTAGGAACCGTTAAACACGTAAACCGTGTCGCCAGGCCGCGCTGCGTCCGAGGCGGCCTGGATCGTGGCATACAACTGGCCGCTCCCCACGTTGAGAGTGGCCGCCTGGGCCGCCGGGATCAGTAGCGCCAATAGAAATAGTGGTCGGTTCATACGATCCTCAACTTCAGAACCGCGCCGCCCTGCGGGTCCACATCGACCTCACCGACGGCGTAGGCATTGCCGTTGATGGCGACCTGGTCGCCGCGCTGGGGTGCCGGAGTGATGGCGGCAAAGCGCACGAACAACCGCACCACGGCAGTCCCCTGCACACTGCCGGGCACATAATCCTCGGCCATCGCCGGATTCTGAATAATCCCGGTGATGGACTGGGCGCCCGAGCCATCTTGCGGCGTGAAGGTGACCGGAATTCCGAAGGTCGACAGGCACGCCGCGTCGACGGCATTCACTGCGTCAGACCAGGCCAAATGGCTATCCCAGCGTCACCACGGTGTACCAGACCGTGACAACTGCCGTCCCGGTGCCGGTAGTAAACTCGGAGCCCGCGTTGTACAGACTCAGCCCCGTATTGGCAAGCAGCGTCTGCCCGTTAGTGGCTGCCGCGAGCGCGCCCAAGGCGGTGATTGAATCAGCGTTCGCGAGAAACACAGCAGCAAGAAGCGCGGCGGTCAACGCCGTTGTTTGTCCCGTGTACACGACCGCGACCGTCCCGCCAGCCAGGTAATTGGTCGAAGTGTGCTTGAACTGAATGAGAACCTTCTCGATAACCAATACCTTGCCGCTTCCCGGTGTCGCCACCAGCGCCTTCGGGCTCCCGTTGAGCGCGAGAATGTCCGCCGCCGAAAGCGTAACGGTCGCCACTTTCCGGATCGCGGGGTTCAGCGTCGCGGCTCCGTTCTGGTCAATCGTAAAATCACCGCTCACGGTCTTGAACGCCGACGACGTTCCGGTTTGACCGATAAGCAACTGCCCGTTCGTTCCGGTAGGCGCCTGAGATGGATTCACGTTCGTCAGTAGCGAGCCATCCCCCTCGAACTTCGGCGCAACCACGTTGACCTTGAAAATCTGCTTCATTTCCTTTTCTCCTTCCTCACCGCCTCCGGACTGCGAACGGCCGCGGCGGGCGACGCAGATTCTGGCAGCGTCAGCCCCGATTTGGCGAGAGTGACCTCCAGTTGCGGCCGCGTGCCGATGCGCCGCTGGTCGTACATCTGGCGGCAGCGCATGGTCGCAACCTTGTCGGCCGGGTTGGGAGCCGGGTATTCGTCGCCGAGATTCGGTGGGGTGAACCCCCCGCCCAGGGGACGCAGCACGAAGAGCGGCGGGATGCCGTCCTTGGTCAACTGCGCCCAGGACAATTTTCGAAGGAACATAGTTACACCGCCGAGATGACGCCGTTGAAGAAGAAGCCGCAGTCCTTCGAGACCTGCGCCATGGCGAAGGCCGAATCGATCTCGACCCGGTCCGAAGTGAGGTGCTCCATCCGGAACGTCTTGATACGGAGGCCTGCGCCGCCGGTCTGACCGATCAGTCCGGTCCAGTTGAAGGTGTAGCCGGCGCTCGGGACCATCAGTCCGGCGTTCTTCGGGCGGTAAAACAGGCCCGCCGACAAGCCGCCGATGTAGGAGTTGGATTCGGTCGCGCCCTCGGCCGCCGTGTTGTACACGGCATCCATCACCAGGACCTCTTCGAGCTCCAGGATCTCGGCGATGATGCGCCGCGTGGCCATGGCCGGGTTGGGGGCGGTCTGGCCGTACTTGGTACGGTCGATGAAGTCGGGGTGATCGACCAGCTTGTCGAACACCGGACGCGAGAAGACGCCGATGTTGGGCACGAAGCCGCCGGCGTTCAGCCGGGCCTGGGTCTTGGCGTGTCGAATGTCCGTAATCGGACTGGAGGTCGAAAGATCCCAATACACCACGTGGGTGCTGTCGCTGGTCGCCTGGCCGGCGAGTTCGCCGGTCCAGATACCGGTCTTGAAATAATTCGATACCCACAGGTTCTCACGCCGGATCATCGCCTTCTGGGTAAGGAAGATGGTCGCGTCGCGGTCCGGGGAAAGCGGCGAGTCGCTGTTGGAGCGGATCTGGTCGTCCACGTCCTTGTGGAGCGCCCAGACGTCGCAGGTGTAGGTGCCCGTCGAGTCGACGTTGTAACCGGTACCCGCGGACTCCTGCGACAGGCCGCGCTTCTGCATCTCGTCGCGGTTCCAGTCGGCGCGTTTGTAGGTCCAGTAGAGGTCGCTTTTGTTTTCCACGGGAATCGCAGGGAAGGCGCGATCCGCCACGAATTCCACGCCGGCCGCCTCCTGGCTGTAAGCCACGGAGATGTTCGTCAGCGGGCGGTTCACGTGAACATCGCCCAAAGTCGGTTGAGGCATTTGTGTGGTTCTCCTTTTCGGTGAATTGGGCCGCTGACGATTACAGCTTGCCCTTCTGCTGGATCAGCGCCGGAATGATGACTCCGGCGGCCCCGGTCGCCAGCGCGCGGCCCAGGATCTTGTTGGTGGAGGCGGCGGTGACCGCCTTGCCAGCATTGTCGGTGGCCAGCAGATCGCCGGCAGTGACGCCGCCGGTTCCGACTACCACTTTGCTGACGCCGGAGATGGCCAACTGGCCCTCCTGGCCCGCCGCGTTGGGCTTGTCCTGCAGGATGCCATCGGCATCGCCGCCCGCAGAGGGCAGCGCAAGCTGCCCGCTCGTATTGGTCGTCATGAAGCAGAACTGAGACGCGCTCAGATCCGCGCTCGCCGGAAGACCGATGCTGCGCAAACTCTGTTCGTAGGCCATGTGAGTTTCTCTCCTTTGCCTTTTTGCGGTTGGCGGACGTTACGACGCGAATCGGATGCCAGCCGCCTCCAGCGTCGCCAGCAGGGGCTTCGCATTGTGCCGGTTGCGGAACTGCGCATACGCTTCGGGATGCTCTTCGAGCATCGCGGCATAGGCCCGCTCCTTGGTGACCCTGGTCTCGGCGCCGGCCACGTACATGCCGGCGGTGACCGTCATCCGGTTCTGGCGCGCGAACTGGGTCGCCTGCGCCTCCAATTCCTGGACGCCACCGGCGCCCGCGTTCGGGTTGACGTGCGAACTGATCATGCTCCTCTCGCTTTCGGCGACGCGGGAATTGGTCAGGGCCTCGCTGACCTCCGCGACGCTGAGATATTTGCCGTTGGCCCCCTTCTTGGTCAAGAATTCGGCCGCCATTTCCGGGCGCCCGGCCATCTTGCAGAGTGCGCCGATGGCCAGGATGTCGCCCTCGGCGCGGACTCCCTCCAAGGGCTGCCCACCGACTATGGAAACCACGCTGGCGGACGCCTTCTTGCCGTCCTTCTCTTCGTCGCCATCGGGCTCGCCGTCGTCCTTCTTCTTCTCGCCGCCCTTCTTGGTGTCGCAAGGAGCCTTGGCATCGGTCTCGTCGCCACCACCCTTGCCCTTCTTGTCCTCGGTTTCTTTCGGCTCGTCGCCGTCCTTCTTTCCGGCGAGAGTCAACGTCGATTCGCTCATGTGCTCTCCTTTGACAGTTGCGGCTCTCGCCGCCGTGTAAGTGGTTACGGCCTGGCCCAACAACTGGCGCAGGCCATTCATGGCATCGTCGAGCGTGCCCACCTGGTCAGCGAGCAACGGCACCGCGTTCTCGGCCCAGTAGAGGCCGGCCTTGGTTGCAACGATGTCCTTCTTGGCGGCGCCGCGATTGCGCGCCACCGTCTCCGTGAAAATCGCGTACTCGCGGTCCACCTCGTCCTGCATGTCGGCCCTGGCGCCGTCCGCAAGGGGCTCGTGGGGGTTGCCATCGACCTTCTTCTCGCCTGCGAAGACATAGCTGTACTTCACGCCCACTTGCTCGTCGAACCCGGATTGATCCACGTGCAATGCGTAGACGCCCACCGATCCCACTGCGCCGGTCCGCGTCACGAACACCCGGCTGGCGGCGCTCGCAATCGCGTATGCCGCGGAGAGCGCGATGTCATTGGCCGCCGCGTAAATCGGCTTCTGGTCGCGCACCGCGTAGATAAAATCGGAGAGCTCGAAGCAACCTGTGGTTTCGCCACCCGGCGAATCGATGTCCAACAGGATCGCGCGGACGCCGGCATCGCCGACGGCACTCGCCACCTGGCGCTGGATCTGTTCGTAGGAGCTCGTCCCGCTCCACGCGGACATGAACGACTCCTTTTTGAGCAGCACGCCCTGAACGGGAATGACCGCAATCCCGTCTACAACCGCGTAATCCTTGTCCTCGCCGGCGTCGCCATAGCGGGCCATCAAGGTTGCGGTGGCATCCATCGGCACCCGGTAGGCAAGGACGGCATCGGGATCGATCCCCAGCCGCGGGCCCAAAGCCCTGATCATCACCTCCAACTTCGGCGGGTGAATCATCAGCGGGCAGTTCAGAAACCGCGATGCAACGTGCGACAGGCTTTTCACCGCGCCTCCACTTTCTCTGCCTCTCCCGTTGGCGGATTCTTTTCGATTTCCTCCTCGGTGAGCCCGGCGTTCCGGCCCGTGAGCACCTTGCGGCCATCCGAATCATAGGAGAGGCCCATCTTGTCGGCCCGCTCGTTATCCGTCTGCTGCTGCTGGTCGATCACAGCGGAGTCATAGCCCTGCTCCGCGCATTCAATCGAGCGGCTAGAGAGACCGTCGCGGATCGCGCGCTCAGCCGACTTCATGTCTTTCTCTGGATCGACCCACGGCCAGCCCGGAGTAACCCACTGCACCTCTTCGAACGGTTCAGGATCCTGGTCGTATGCCGTCAGGAGCTCCACGCCAAAGACCAGCGCGAGCATGGCTTCCTGAAGCCAGCGCCGGTAGATCGGGTGGCACACCTGGAAGATGAAGACCGCGTGCTGGAACTGTTCGCACTTACGCCGCATCTCCAGCAGGCCGGCGCGGATCGAGGAGTAGTTGATCTGCGACAAGTCGCCCGAGATCTGGTATTCGGCCAGGCCGGCGCCACTGGCGAAGGCCTGCAGACAGGCGCGCACAAAGCCCTTGTATTCACCGTTGTCCTTGACCTCCGCGAACTGGACCTCTTCTCCAAACCCCAGCACCGGGAACGTTCCCGGTTCGAGTTTGCTGATCTGCACGCTCGGGTCCGCCTGGCCCTGCCCGTTCATCGATTGGTCGGGCGGAATGATCGGATTGTCCGGGCTCACCTGCTTGATGAAGCCCGTGATCATGGCCGAGATCTTCTTGCGAACGATCTCGGCGTCGGTGTACTGCTCCAGCTCGTAGAGCTTGGCCAGCACGTTCGTCAGCCACGGCTGGCCGCGGAATTGGCCGGCGCGAATGGGCTTATAGACGTGCAGCACGTCTGTGGCGGGCACCCGTTCTGTTGACAGCGCCTCGAGTGGGTAGAACATGGTTTCACCCGGGTGCGCCTTCCAGAAGTGGTACGCCGCGCGCCGGCCGTCGGGCCGGAACTCAATCCCGCACCGCACGCGGTTGTTCTCCGGCACGTCGGACGTCGGCTGGTTTCGCCAGATGGGCAACTGCTCGGCTTCGATCAATTGCAACTGGAGCGGCACCGTGAGCCCCTCGTTTTTCGGGCGCGGCCGGAAGCGGACGAAGACCTCGCCGGCTTCCATGCATTCGCGCGCCAGGATCATCTGCTGGCCGTAGAAGTCCGTCTGCCCCGAAGCTGGGTTCCGGGGATCGTACTCGACGTCCGACTCGCGAATCCATCGATTCCATTTCCGCGTGATCAGCTTGCGCACCTGGTCGTCGGGGTGGTGCGAGACGAGGCGAATGCCCTTCCCAATCGCGTTGGCGACATAGGAGTCCACGGCGGCGCCAGCCCACGCGCTGTTCCGGACCGCATCGCGGTTCCTGGTGAGCAGCTCCAGGCCATGCGAGAACAGCAGGGTGTTGATGCCGAGGTAACTGGGATTCCACCCATGACCGCGGCGGCCCCTGCCAGCAGCATCAAAGGGTGCGGTGCCCATCGCCCGACGCTCCGGCGGCGGCGCGATGGTCATCGTCGCGGCCCTACGCACCAGGTTCATTGCGCTCCACCGAGATCAGCATTCCCAACCACACCGCGAGGCCTCCCCCGACAATCGGTCCCAAGGGCTGGTAGATCATCCGGACGCCCCACACCACGGCGGCCATCCCGCCGAAGAACAAAACCTTTTCGAGCACCGCCGGAGTTTGGGCGCGACACGCCTTCACGAACTGGCTTCCCGCGCGCCGCACCGCGGGAGGCACTCGCGGCCGGAAGCGCCTGGGGCCTAACGTCCGCTCAAGCTCGGCGGCAAGCGCAGCGTACGGGTTATCGCGTTCCATCTAACTGCCCCACCCACTGCGCGTATAGATCTGAACGAGCCGCACTGCCGGTGGTCCGGTCTGCTGCGCAATGTCGTTCAGGATCAGTGCCCGCAGCTTGATGTAATCGTCGACCGAATCGAACTCGAAGTCACGGTCCTGAAACCGGATCCTCCGCGCGCCCTGCTTGCGCGCCGAGTCGAGAGCATTCAGATCGGCCTGCGTGAACGGCATTTCACATCTCCATCCTGAAGCGCACCGGGCTGCGCGGCTGCTGCGCCGCCTGGGGGCGAGTCGGCGCGGGCTTCTCGGCTGGAGCCTGCGATTTTTCGCCAGTGGCGGGCGGTTTGTCGGCGAGATTGGGCGACGCCACCCCCAAGTGGCGTTCGTATGCCACCCAATGCTTCTCCTGAAACCGATCGATTCCGACCCGGCTGGCAGCCGCCCGCGCGTACACCCGGCAATCGAGTGCCTCGTTGCGCTCGCGCATCTTCTGCCACTCGTGGCGGCGGTAACCTTTGACGACCTTCGTGACCAGTTGCTCGGCGGTAATCTGCTTGAAGTACTCCTCGCTGTACCTCGGAAAGTGGCAATAGCCGGCGGGAAACGGGATGCCCTTCTCCATGTCCTCGTCGGTGGGCCGCGCCAGGTGCAGCCACCGGTACAGTTCCTCCTTGGCCATGCCGGAGTTGACCAGCCAGAAGCGAGTACCACTTTTGACTTTGGCACCAGCCGGCCCCACATCCACCGGCGATGCCGCCCCCAGAATCGCCGGCGCCCGCGAATCGCCCTTCACCACCAGCACGCGGCCGCCCTTGCGGTAAGCCCATTTGTAGACGTCCATGGCCGCATAGCCCGAGTCCACCGCGACCTGCATGATACGCATCTCGACGCCGCCCGCCGTGGTGAACGTCTCATCGAGCAGCGCCGTGAGCTGCTCCCACACCAGCGGGCGTGCGGTGTCGCCCTCGAACACCCGGTAATCGACGGACCAGGACTCCTTGCCGCGGCCCCACGCGACAATCTCGACCTCGATGCGATCCTTCTGGACATCGGCACCCGCCGTCAGGAAAAGCCCGCCAGGCGGCACCAGACCGATCTTGTACTGCTCGCGGCGGTCGTACAGCAGCTTCCAGTCCGGAGCTTCGCCCAGCAGCGTCCACGTCTCGCCCTGGACGGTATTCACGAAGACCTGGAGCAGCGCCGGGTTCTTTTGGGCCTGGTCGAACTGCTTGGCGGCGTCGCCCCAGGAGAACCAACCCACCGGCGAGTACATGCTCGACAGGTGGAATCCGGCAGTCCTGCCGTCCCAGTTCCCATCCGGGTTGGGGCGCCAGCAGCCGCGCGGCAGCATCCAGTGCTTCTGGTGGTTCTGGATCTCCTGCCGGCAGTGCTCGCAGATGTAGACTGCTTTGTCGGGCTCGCCTTTGGGCCACCGAAGCTGGTGAAAATCCAGGACCTGGAACTCCCGGCACACCGGGCACGGCACCCAGAAGCGCCGCTTGTCGCTCTCCTCGTAAGCCGCCTCGATCCGGCTCATGCCGGTGATCTTGGGCGTCGAGACCAGAAATACCTTGCGCCTGGCGAACGTGCGCGTGCGAGCCAGTGCAAGGTTGATCGGGTCGCCCTCGCCATCCACATCGCCCGGATAGCCGTCGATCTCGTCGAGGAACAGGTACCGCGCCGCCATCGAGCGGAGGCCGACCGCGCTGTTCGCGCCCGTCATCACCAACACGCCGCCCGGAAATTCCTTCGAGAGCATGGTGTTGCCGGAGTCGCGCGAACGCGGATCGCTGACCAGCGCGTTCAGCACTCCGGACTCCTCGATGAGCGGGTCGATGCGCTGCTTCGAGTTGCGCTTGGCCATCTCGACGGTCGGCTGGACCGCCATCATGGGGCCAGGCGCCTGGTGGATCACATAGCCGATCCAGTTGTTCCCGCACTCTGTACCGCCAATCTGGGCGCCCTTCATGAACACCACGCGCTCGACGGGCGACGAGGGCGACAGGCAATCCATTATTTCCCGCAGGTAGGGCGTACGGTCGGTGCGCCACGGGCCCGGCTCGGCCGAAGCGCGCTGCGACAATGTCCGGTATTGGTCTGCCCATGCGGAGATCGTCAGCGTGGGATCCGGGCGCATGCCCGCGAACGCCGCCGCGTTATAGATCGCCTCAGCCGTTAGTAGCGCCATGATCAGCGAACTCATTGAGTGACTTCCGGATTTCCTCGGACAGAATTTGGTAGACCTTGGCAGCTTCGCTTTCCGCAGCCAGGATCGCCCCTAGGCGGTCCGGAAGGTTTAGCAGATGATCGCGAAACTGCCGAAATAAATTGAACGCAGCGACCTTGACCTCGTCGGCGCGGATCAGCGTGCCCGTCTTCTCCTCGAATTCGAGCTTGGCGAGCCGAGCCTGGTAGTGCTCGCGCACGGCGCGCGCCTTGGCGTACTGCGACGCGCCAAAGATCGATACATCATCATCCTCCTGCCCACGATTAGCGACGGGCGGGGCGTGCCGAGTGGTGTTCTGCTCCCACTCGACATCTGCCTGTTCCGAATCGATGCGGCCGTCTGACTGCGTGGAGATGCGCCCCGTTTCAATCGCCTTCTGCACCGCCGACAGGGTGACTCGGCGATGGCGCGCGTAGGCCCGCTGGCTCAGGATCGCCATGTCTTCGCCTCTCGGCTAATCGTCGCGAAGCCAGTCACTATTCCCTTGCCTTTCCGGCGGACCAGAGTGATGAATCGTCATGCGCGGATCAACCGCCGAAAGGATAACCACCACGATGAAGAACGCAGAAGCTACCGCACAGGCGGTAGAAAAGGTCATGAACGCCACCAACCTCACTGCCAGCGCAGCCCTGGAAGAGGTCAAGAAGGCCGGCGCCGACGAAAGCGCCGCCGGTGCGAAAAAGGGCGACGCCGTTGCGCCCGCCAAGGCTTCCTCGAAGAAGGACGCCAGCCAGAAGAAGAACGCGCCCCAAGCCAAGCGGGGTGCTAAGAAAGCCAGCCCCAAAGCCAAGGCCGCCAAGAAGGCGCCCAAGGCCAAGGCCCCCAGCAAGAAGGCCGCCAAAGAAGCCGCCGTACCGCGTGCCTTCTCGAAGAAGGCCATCATCCTGGACCTCCTGCGCCGCAAGCAGGGCGCCACCATGGCCGAGATCGCCAAGGC